AGTCATACTATAGAACAAATGGCTAAAATGTGTACCAAATTTAATGTTTCTGTTGATTTTTATAATTGTGATAAACTAAAAAATTTTGTATCTCAGTACAACTGGATCAAAGAACAAGATTGTGAATATTTGTATTGTGTAGAAGATGATTATTTACATAGACAAAACGCAATAGACTCAATGGTTGATATGTGTGATTATATGAAAGATTTTTTCCCTGGTGAATATGCCATACATCCATTTAATAATCCACACAGGTATAATTCTTTTGATATGTTATATCCTTCTTATATCATAAAAGGAAAAGACCAATATTGGAGATCCTCTTTTCATAGTACACATACATTTTTTATAAGTAAAAAATCATTTGATGATTATGACAATATAATGAAATTTCAATCTTATGCTTGGCCAAGTCTTGAAGCAACAGAAGATAAAACAATTAATAACATATGGAAAGAACAAAGAGTTAGATTGTTAAGTCCTTTAAATTCTTTATCTTTTCATTTAGCAGATGAAACACAAGAAGATAAATTAACAAATTGGCAAGAAATTTGGAAAGAAAATTTAATATGAATGAACCATTAAGTATTTTTGATAGAATGTATATTGTGGATAACTTCTATACTGATCCAGATCAAATAAGAAATTATGTTTTATCATCAAACAAAAATGAAGAATCGGATGGAAATTATGCTGGTGTCATGTCTGTTGATAGTTTTTTGACGCAAGAACACTTAGATACAATTTCCACGCTTATTGGTAACAAAGTTATACCTAGTACATCATTTACTGGCAAATTTAGATTCACCAAAGAAAAAGATGAATATCAACAAGACATTCATTTTGATCCCTATGGTGGTTCTTGGGCTGGAGTGGTTTATTTAACTCCAAACATTGAAGATACGGACGGAACAATTTTTTGGAAGCATAAAAAAACTGGACTAGAATCAATACCAAGGACATTAGAAGGTATCAATCAATATGGTTGGAAAGATACAGATGATTTAAAAACATTCTTAACTACCGAAGGTGTTGACCATAGTTGTTGGAATAAAACTATGGTTGTTCCATACAAATATAACAGAATGATCATTTTTAGGCCGTGGATGTTTCATTCGCCAGGTAGTTCTTTTGGTGATACATTTGAAAATTGTCGTTTAATACAGACATTTTTTTGGAGTGATTTATAGAATAAATATAAATATAGAATAAACAAGGAGTTATTCAAATGGCAATCACATACACATGGAAAGTTACCGGCCTAATGGTACAAAATGAAGGCGACTTAGAAAAAGTGGCTGTAATGTCCAACTTTTCTATCAGCGGTACCGATGGAGAATATACAGGACAAGTGAGTTATGCTGTCAATTTATTGGCACCAGATGCAGAAAACTTCACACCCTATGCTGACATTACTGAAGAACAAGCTTTACAATGGACCAAAAATGCTTTAGGTGAAGATCGTGTGTCCGCCATGGAACAAGAAGTGGCTGACCAGATTGCTAAAGCATCAATTCCAGTTCCACAACCTGCACCGTTACCCTGGTAAGTAATCCAATCAGAGGATAAATATACCCATAATAGGAGGGTAATATGCCAGCAGTAACCAGCAGACAATCACTAAAAGAGTATTGCCTCAGACGATTAGGTTTTCCAGTCATTGAAATCAACATTGATGATGACCAGTTAGAAGATAGAATAGATGATGCCGTTCAGTATTGGCAAGACTACCACTTTGATGGTCTTCAAAAAATCTATTATATTCGAAGGATTACGGATACCGATGTCAATAATCAATATTTGGATTTAACCAATGTGTTAGATTCCGCCAATGTTCCTTTGGACATTGTTGGCGTTACTCGTATTTTCCCAGTCCAAGATTCTCAGGCAACTATTAATATGTTTGACCTGCGATATCAACTTCGTCTAAATGAACTCTACGACTTCACCTCCGCATCATACGTCAATTATACCTTAACTCAACAGCACTTACGTTCATTGGAGTTAATGTTTAGTGGAGAAGTTCCTATTCGTTTTCAACGACATATGGGAAAACTCTTTATTGATTGGGCATGGGGAGCATCCGAAGCACCTAGTGGTACAATTGTAGTTGCCGAATGTTATGCTTGTATTGATGCCACAGAATACAATCGAGTGTGGAATGACCGTTGGCTTAAAGAATATGCCACGGCATTAGTCAAACGAACATGGGGAAATAACCTCAAAAAGTTTTCTGGTTTACAATTACCAGGTGGTGTCACACTTAATGGTGATAAGATTTATGAGGAAGCGGTAGGTGAAATTGAGAAGCTGGAAACTGAAATGCAAAACGAATATGGTGCTCCATTAGAATGGTTCATGAACTAAGATGCCAACATCGGTTTATTTTAATAACTACAACTCTACTGCCGAACAAAGAGTAATAGAGGATCTGATTGTTGAATCCATGCAAATCATGGGTTTTGATGCGTTCTATTTACCCATAGAAAATCCAGCAGATAGAGATATATTATATGGTGAAGATCCAGTTAAAAAATTCAAATCGGCTTTTCCATTAGAAATGTACCTCTCTGGTGATGTAATGGATTACCAAGGCCAACAAGAGTTCTTTTCTAAATTTGGCCTAGAAATTAAAAATGTGGTGACGGTATCTGTTTCTCGTAGAACATTCCAACAACGAGTTCCACAAAATACATTCACACGGCCAAGAGAAGGCGATTTGGTCTATGTGCCATTCTTAAATGGTACCGGTGAGTTGTATGAAATAACATTTACAGAACAAGCAAAAGATTTTCATACATTGGGTCGTAAACAACCATATTTTTATGAGTTACGCCTTGAGAAATTTAAGTATGCTCAAGAAATTATTGATACTGGTGTTAACGATATTGATATGATTGTTAATGATTCTGGTTACATGATTAAGTTGGTTACTGGTGCAAAAACTGGTAATGCAAATAATTATATAATAAACGAAACAGTATATCAAGCCGCAGACCAAACTGAAGCCAACGCCACTTCTGTGGCAATCGTACAAGCTTGGACACCATCATCCAATTCGTTAATGGTCAGCAATATTTCTGGTACATTTACAAACAATGTTGTAATTATTGGTGCATCAAGTAATGCACGTTACATATTAACTTCATACGACACACAATTAGATAATTCTTATAATGAGTCCTACGACAACAAATATATTAACACTCAAGCAGATGCAATTATAGATTTCTCTGAGACCAATCCGTTCGGAGAAATTTAATGTCAAACACCACATATCACCGAGTCATTCGAAAGATGGTTATTGGGTTTGGTAACCTATTCGATAACATCACTCTAGTTCGTTATAATCCAGATTTAACAGAAGCAGAACGTATGTTGGTACCTATTGTGTATGCAACAAAAGAATTATACGTAAAACGTTTAGAAGATGATCCAGATTTAAGTAAAAAAATTCAAATAGCATTGCCAAGAATGTCATTTGAAATGGCAGGTCTTTCTTACGATCCTTCTCGTAAACAAAATACTAATGTTAAACAATTTGCACAAACAACTGCCGGATTAATTTCACAATATAATCCTGTACCATATAATTTTGATTTTAATCTTTACATCTATGTACGAAACATAGAAGATGGTACACAAATCATTGAACATATTTTACCATTTTTTGCACCAGATTATACGATTAAATTAAATTTAATTCCTGAAATGGGTATTGTTAAAGAAATTCCTGTTGTGTTAAACAGTACTACACACGACATCATTTACGAAGGTGATAAAGAATCCGAAACTCGTATGATTATTTGGACTTTGAGTTTTACTGTTAAAGGTTATGTGTTTGGTAAAACTACACAAACAGGCCAAATCAGAACTTCAATTACAAATATATTTAATGATATTTTATCAACTGATGTTGTTCAATTTAATATGGCCAATACCGGCACAGGAAAATATCAAACTGGTGAAATTGTGTATCAAGGATATTCAGCACAAGAATCTACAGCGTCAGGTCGTGTTGTTTTGTGGACTAATAATATATTACACTTAACCAATATACAAGGTAATTTTGTATCTGATGCACGTATTATAGGCACAAAAACAAATTCAAATTATCAGTTTACTTCTTACGTTGTACCAGCACAGAAGGTGGCCACAATTACTGTTGTGCCTAATCCCACAACGGCTAACACCGCTAACGCCAATGTTGATTATACATATACCACCACAATAACGGAATTTCCAGATACACTATGAACAATTTTGAAAAGAATATGGAACAAATATTTGATGTGACACCCACGGTAAAAGAAGAAAAAGTTCCTTTACCTGTGATATCCGCCAAGTATAATGAAGCAGATATTAAACAAGATTTAAATGATGCTTATCAGCAATCAAAAGAAAATCTTCAAGGTATTATTGACCAAGGCAAAGACGCCATGGAAGAAATACTCAATATTGCTAAAGCTGGCCAACACCCAAGAGCATTTGAGGTGTATTCTGGTCTATTAAAAAATATGACCGAAGCCAATGATAGATTATTAAAAATACAAAAAGAAATGCGTGAGATGGAAGGTATTAAAAAAGAAACAAATAATACCAATATTGATAAGGCTATTTTTGTTGGTTCAACTTCTGAGCTCAGCAAACTACTAAAGAACAATGCCAGCAAAAAATAAAGAAAGTTACCGTGATAACCCCCTACTTAAGCGGGTAGGAGTTCAGGTCAATTTCACCCAAGATCAAGTTGATGAATATATCAAATGCTCTAGGGATCCTATCTATTTTGCCAAATACATTAAGATTATTACACTCGATGACGGTATAACTGATTTTAGAATGTATGATTTTCAACAAGACATGATACGAACTTTTCATAATAATCGTTTTACTATTATGAAATGTCCACGGCAGGTGGGTAAAACAACCACCACAGTGGCGTATCTTCTTTGGACAATACTCTTTCAAGACGCACAATCAATTGCTGTTCTGGCCAACCGTGGTGAAACTGCTCGTGGTATTCTTGGTAAGTTACAGTTGGCCTATGAGAATCTACCCATGTGGTTACAGCAAGGTGTGGTTGAGTGGAACAAAGGTCGTGTAGAGCTAGAGAATGGTTCTGTAATCATTGCTTCATCTACATCATCTTCAGCGGCTCGTTCAGGTTCGTTTAACATTGTGTTCTTAGATGAGTTTGCTTTCGTACCATCCAATATTGCCACAGAATTCTTTACCTCAGTTTATCCTGTTATTACTGCTGGTACAAAAACAAAGATTATTATTGTTTCTACACCTAATGGTATGAATCTGTTCTATAAGATATGGACGGACGCCATCAATAAACGAAACAATTATGTGCCATTTGAGGTACATTGGTCGATGGTACCCGGTCGTGATGATGTTTGGAAAGAAGAAACGATTCGTAATACTTCTGAACACCAGTTCCGTCAGGAGTTTGAAACCGAGTTTTTAGGTTCTACCAATACTCTTATTGCTGGTACCAAATTACAAAAGATGACTTACAGTCCGCCTATTGCTCACCACGATAAGATGATAATCTATGAAAATCCAATTAAAGGTGACGATGAAATTACCAAAGACCATCTATATTGTATTACCGTGGATGTATCAGAAGGTCGTAACCTGGACTGTTCAGCATTTTCTGTGTTTGATATTTCATCAACACCATATAAACAGGTGGCGGTGTATAAGAGTTCTTCAATTTCACCTATATTATTCCCTACGGTCATTCATAATGCCGCTCGGTATTATAATGATGCCTACATTTTGGTTGAAATTAATAACAATCCACAGGTAGCAGATATTATACACCAAGATTTAGAGTACGAGAATCTTTGGAAAATATTTACAGGAAACAAAAAACCACAGCAGTTACATAGTGGATTTGGCCGAGGCGTACAGATGGGTCTTAAAATGTCTGTGGCGGTCAAAAGAATTGGTTGTTCTAATTTAAAAACATTGATTGAAGGTGATAAGTTGTTGATTCCAGATTTTGATACCATCTCGGAACTAACAACTTTTGTGGCAAGTAAAACATCATTTGCGGCAGAAGATGATAATAATGATGATTTAGTAATGACTTTGGTACTTTTTGCTTGGGTGGCCACTCAAAAATACTTTAAAGACATCGTAAACCATGATATTCGTAAACAGATTCAGTTAGAAAATATGAATCAGTTAGATGAAGAAGTTCTTCCGGCTCCAATTATTGATGACGGACTGGGTGAACGGTATGAAAATATGGACGGAGATTTGTGGGAAGTTGCCGATGGTTCCGAACTATATTCAAAATTTATTAAAGACGCTATGAGGAATCTCTAAATATGGCCTTTCATAAATATTCGTATGGTATCTTAATTGCCAATATAACATCATATTCAAGGAGATAATAAAATGGCATTTCAAATCTCTCCAGGCGTAAATGTATCCGAAGTTGACTTAACCACAGTCGTACCTTCAATACTAACTACAGCCGGTGCTTTTGCTGGAAATTTCAAATGGGGTCCAGCACAAAAAAGAATTCAAGTAGATAGCGAGATTACTCTTGCAAGTGTATTTGGTACACCAGACAGCAACTCAGCAACATCATTTTTTACTGCTGCTTCTTTCTTAGCTTATGGTAATAATTTAACTGTTGCTCGTGCCGTTGGTTCCGCTGGCCGTAATGCTCGTGCCAATACAAGCAGTCCAGCTTTACAGATTCCAAATGAAGATGTATTTCAGGCAGCCTATTTAACTGGCACCGCTGGTTCTGCTGCTGGTCCAATTTTTGCAAGATATCCTGGTGATTTAGGAAATTCTTTGACTGTTTCTTTGATAGATGCAGGATCAAATTTTTCCACATGGAATATTAATGGAATTGGTATTTCTTCTTATTTTAATGGAGCTCCAGGCACTTCAGCTCAAGCTACAGCGGCTGGCGCAACTAACGATGAATTACATTTTGTCGTTATGGATACCGGCGGTTTGTTTACAGGTGTTCGTAACACAGTATTAGAAATTTTCCCATATCTGTCAAAAGGATCAGATGCTATTGATGCTTTAGGCAATTCTAATTATTATAAAAATGTAATTTTTAATAATTCAAAGTA